ACAAGATGACCCTAGTTCTGGATCTCCTACTTATACAGACTTTCAAACATTTGCTAACGGTACTTACAAAGGCAGAGGATTTCAATTTAGAACCAACTTTACAAGTGATGATCCTGCACAGGATATTAGAGTAAGTCAAATGGGCTACACAGCATCTTTACAGAGAAGAACAGAACAAGGTAATGTAACAGCAAGCGGAGCAGGTGCAAAAGCTGTTACGTTTACTAATCCTTTCTTTGTTGGCACTTCTTCCCTGCTTGGAGCAAATACTAATTTACCCTCTGTTGGTATCAATGCTCAAAATATGGCATCAGGAGATTACTTTGAAGTGTCCAACGTATCTGGAACGGGTTTTACTGTTCACTTCAAAAATTCATCAAATGCTTCGATTGATAGAAATTTTACCTATCAGGCTGTCGGTTTTGGCAAAGGAGGGTAGAATGGGTAAAAAGTTTACAAGTTAGATGGCTACACACGACTATGTAATTGATAATGGCACGGGTGCTGCGGTTAGAACCGATTTAAATAACGCTTTGTCTGCAATCGTTAGTAATAATTCTAGTTCTTCTGAACCCTCTACAAAATATGCGTACCAGTGGTGGGCTGATACTACAACAGGTATTTTAAAAATAAGAAATAGCTCTAACAATGGTTGGGTAGAGTTACTTCAGTTAGATGGTACGTTAACTCTTGAAGATGGGTCAAACTCTAGTCCTGGACTAGCTTTTAGAGATGATCTTAATACAGGTATATTTTCAAGTGCTGCTGATACTTTTGATATAAGTTGTGGAGGTACAACTAGAGGTAGTTTCAGTTCTTCTGGGTTAACTGTTACTGGAACAGTTGTAGATGATGGTGCTACCCATGATGGCGATGTAACTTTTACAGGAGCAAGTGCAAATATAGTTTTTGATAAATCAGATAATCAACTTGAATTTGCTGATAATGCAAAGGCTGAATTTGGAACTGGCGGAGATTTAGAAATTTATCACGATGGCACAGATAATCACATTGTAAGCACCAATGGACAAATTAACATACAAACTAATTCAACTGAAAATGCTATTCAATGTATTCCAGATGGCCAAGTAAAATTATTTCATGATAATACTCTTCAAGTAAGTACTTCTTCAACAGGAATAGCTTTTGAAGATAATAAAAAAGCTAATTTTGGCGGTGAAAATGATCTTCAGATTTATCATGATGGTTCAAATTCTTATATTGATGATTCTGGTACAGGTAATTTATTAGTTAGAGGTAATAATATAGAGCTACATAAATATACTGGCGAAGATTATTTAAAATGTATTGCTAATGGAGCAGTAGAGTTATACCACGACAATGTTAAGAAGATAGAAACAGCTAGTGGAGGCATAAGTCTTACAGGAGGAGCAGCAGCTAATATTACAGCCCTTTCTGATGGGTCAACAATAACGATAGACATGGCTACAGCCTGTCATCATTCTGTTACGCTAGGAGGCAATAGAACCTTTGCTGCACCAAGTAATCAAGCAGTTGGACAATCTGGTTCGATATTCATAACTCAAGATGGCACAGGTTCAAGAACTGCATCATTTAATAGTGCTTTTAAATTTGCTGGTGGAACTGCTCCAACATTATCAACGGCAGCAAACGCTGTAGATAGAATAGATTATGTGATTTTATCAAGTAATGTAATTCATTCCGTTATTACTTTAGACGTTAAATAAATGGCAATTATTCCTGGAAAAAAGAATTTTACTGTTGAAAGGAGAGCAGATTTTCCCATAAAACTAACCTTTAAGGACTCTACTGGATCGGCAATAGATTTAACTGGATATACTGTAGCTGCACAAGTTTATGATGAATCACGTTCCACAAAATATGCAGATTGGGCTATAACTTATACAGATAGAACTAATGGAATTATTGATATGAATTTAGCTGATACTGATACAGCAAACTTCACTCCAAGTATTTTGTTTTATGACGTATTGTTAACAGAACCTTCGGGTAGCAAAAACTATTATTTAGAAGGTAAACTATTTATAAGTGAGGGTTACACAGCATGAGCAATCCTAATTCTGTAACTGTAAGTCAGGTTTCTGACGTAACTACAGTTGAAATTACAACTCAAGGGCCACAAGGTCCATCAGGCAGTATAAGCGGATTGAACTTTGATATTACAGGCAAAGTTAATGATGCAGTACTTTATTATGATTCTACATCTGATACATTTAAAGCAGATTCAACAACCACTAAACTTACACTCGTAGACGGAGGAAACTTCTAATGGCTAACACGATCAGAATTAAAAGATCTACAGGATCGTCAAACCCAGGGTCATTAGAAAATGCTGAAGTTGCTTTCAGAGAAGGCGATGAAGTCCTAATTTATGGTACAGGAACAGGTGGTGCGGGAGGTTCAGCTACAAGTATTATTGCTATTGGTGGTAAGGGAGCATTTTTTGATAAAGCAACAACTAGAACTGCTAACACTGTTTTATCTGGTCCTGCATCGGGAAGTGCTGCTGCACCTACATTTAGAGCATTAGGAAGTGATGATATTCCTTCGATAGCTCATACAAAAATTTCTGATTTCGATGCTGGAGTACGCACCAATACATTGGCTGAGATGGCTGCTCCTGCTGCTGCTGTATCTCTCAACTCTCAAAAAATTACATCATTAGCGACACCTACTGTCACTACTGATGCTGCAACTAAAGGTTATGTTGATTCTGTTTCTCAGGGATTAGATGTAAAAGATTCAGTAAAAGTTGCAACTACAGCAAATATCACACTTTCTGGAACGCAAACTATTGACGGTGTGGCGGTTTCTGCTGATGAAAGAGTTTTAGTTAAGGATCAATCCACAGCAAGTCAGAATGGACTTTATCTTTGTAAAGCTAGTACATGGGAAAGAACAACAGATTTAGCCACGGGTGCTAACGCTGCTGGTATGTTTACTTTTGTTGAACAGGGAACTGTTAATGCTGATAATGGTTTTACTTGTACTTCAAATACTGGAAGTGCTGTTGTAGGAACAAATAATTTAGTATTTGCACAGTTTTCTGGTGCAGGTTCAGTTACAGCAGGAGATGGATTAGATAAATCTGGCAATACAATGTCAGTTGATCTTAAGGCTAATGGTGGACTTGTTATTGAATCTACTGAAGTTGCTGTTGATCTTGCTGCTAGTTCTATAACAGGAACACTTGCGATTAGTGATGGTGGAACGGGTGCTACAAGTGCAAGTGCAGCTAGAACTGCATTAGGTGTTGCGATTGGATCTGACGTACAGGCATTTGACGCACAGCTTAGTGATATAGCTGGTTTGACTCCAACAGATAGCAATTTTATTGTTGGTGATGGATCAAACTTTGTTCTTGAATCTGGTGCAACTGCTAGAGCAAGTTTAGGAGCACAGGCATCAGCAACAGATTTAACAAATTTATCTTCTTGTCAATCAGGTGGATCTGCTGCTTTAGCTGCTCTGACCTCTACAGAAATTGCAATATTAGATGGAGCTACTGTTACAACTGCTGAACTAAATATTTTAGACGGAGTTACTTCAACAGCAGCAGAATTAAACATATTAGATGGAGTAACATCTACCGCAGCAGAGTTAAATATTTTAGACGGAGTAACATCAACTACTGCTGAATTGAATATTTTAGATGGAGTAACATCTACTACTTCAGAATTAAATATTCTTGATGGGGTTACAGCTACAACTGCTGAGATAAACTTGATTGACGGTGGAACATCAGCCACATCAACCACATTGGCAGCAGCAGATAGATTTATTTGTAATGATGCTGGAACAATGAAACAGGTTGCATTGTCTGACCTTGTTACATTTTTAGAAGATGAAAGTGCCTCTAGTTTCGATATAGATGGAGGAACATATTAAATTTAACCATCAGGAGGTCGAACAATGGCGAACACAATTAAATTAAAAAGAGCAAGCGGTAGTGATCCAGGAAATAGTGATCTTTCCACAGGTGAATTAGCAATACGAACCAGTAATTGTAAGTTATTTAGTAAAAATGATAGTGGTTCTGCTGTTGGCATTGTAGCTGGATCGGCTGATACCTTGACCACTGCAAGAACTATTGCAGGAGTAAGTTTTGATGGGTCAGCAAATATATCTCTTAATAATAATGCTATTACGAATGGTGCTGGCTATATAACCTCTGCTGATGGAGGAAACGCAGCAACATTAGACAGCATTGATTCAAGTCAATTTTTAAGATCTGATACTGCTGATAGTGCAAGCGGATTACTTACATTGTCTGGTGGTTTGGCATTATCAGGAAAAGTTGGAGCAGCGATCACAGCAGCAAGTGATGGATCGACAATAACCTTAGATTTAGGAGCTAATACGCACCAATCTGTAACATTAGGTGGGAATCGAACTTTTGCAGCACCTTCAAACCAAACTGTAGGTCAATCTGGCTCTATATTTATTACGCAAGATGGTACAGGATCTCGTACAGCTTCTTTCAACTCAGCATTTAAGTTTGTTGGCGGTACAGCACCTACTTTATCGACAGCAGCTAACGCAGTTGATAGAATAGATTATGTTATCAAATCTAGCAACGTGATACATTGTGCAGTTTCTTTGGATGTAAAATAGATGGCTTTATTTGACACAATTAGAGCAGGAGCTAGTGGAGCTAGTGAATTTGAAATAGAACGTAGTTTAAGATTTGACGAGGGCACTGAGCAGCATATAGCAATGACATATAGTTCCGCAAGCAATAGAAGGACTATGACTCTTAGCTTGTGGATTAAAAGAGCAAATCTTGACACCCAAGCAATTTTTGATGCTTTTCAAAATGATTCAAATAGAACAAGATTATTTTTTACCGATCAGCATAATATACAATTTTTTAGCAGAGTAAGTAATAACGATAACAGTATTATTACAACTGGAAAGTTTAGAGATCCTACATCTTGGTTACATTTAGTCCTTGCTATTGATACGACTCAATCAACAGCAAGTAATAGAGTAAAAATTTATGTAAATGGTGAGCAACAAGAAACCAATTCTGATTTTCCTGGACAAAATACAGATTTATTTTTTAGTAATTCAGTTATTCACAGATTTGGTTTAGCTGGTGACGATCAAGGAAACGAAGATGCTTTTGATGGGTACATGGCAGAAATAAATTATATTGACGGGCAACAACTTACTCCTTCCTCTTTTGCAGAAACAGATACTATAACAGGTCAATGGAATCCTATTGATACAGCAGGTTTAACTTTTGGTACAAATGGTTTTAGGTTACAATTTCTAGATAATTCTGGTACAAGTGACACAACGCTTGGCAAAGATACAAGTGGAAATAGTCACAACTTTAATCCATTTACTTTCGGAACTGGTGATGCTGTAAAAGATACACCAAGTAATAATTTTTGTACTTTAAATTCAGTTAATGACGCTGGAAAAGCCTTTGGAAGCGGTAGTTTAAGCGAATCTGGTTTAAGATATACAGGTGGAAGCAGTAATCGTAGTATAGGGTCTACTTTTGGTATTAGACATACCGACACTCAAGGATATTATTTTGAAGCCAGAATAATATCTGGAAATACAGCCAACAGATTATTTGTTGGAATTGGATATACTTCTACCAACTGGATAAGCACTGATGCTCGTGGTGCTAATGATGATTCATGGGTTCTTCGTAATGGTGATGGTGTATTTATTCATAATTCCAGTGTTGATGGAGAAACCACTGGTGCTGGTGCATTAAGTGTTGGTGATATTATACAAATTGCAGTAAAAGGCAGCAAAATTTGGGTAGGTAAAAACGGTAGTTATTTTTTCTCAGGAAATCCGTCTGGTGATTCTACTCCAAAATTTAGTGATATTGCTTCTACATGGACACCTGTTGCAGACGTAATGACTAGCAATGTTGTTCAATTTAATTTTGGTCAAGACTCAAGTTTCAGTAATACTGTTACGGCTCAAGGTAATACAGATGCTAATGGTCATGGAGACTTTTATCATTCTCCTCCAACTGGATTTTTAGCATTATGTTCAAAAAATCTTCCCGAACCCACAATTCTTCAAGGAGATCAATATTTTGATATAGCTACTTGGGCAGGAAATGATGGGTCACAAACTATTTCAAGTTTAGGATTTCAACCTGATCTTGTTTGGATAAAAGCAACAGACCGTGCAGAAAATCATTTCTGGACTGATAGTGTCAGAGGTGCAGGAAAATCTTTAGCTTCAAACGTATCTTCTGCTGAAACTGATAATTCTTCCAAATTTACAGGTTTTACAAGTAGTGGTTTTACAATGAATACAACAGATAATGAAATAAATGGTGGCGGTGTAAATTATGTTTCCTGGAACTGGGCTGCTGGTACGTCTTTTAGTAATAGTGCAGGATCTAACAGTGCTACTATTGCTTCATCTGGATCTGTAAATACTACGGCAGGATTTTCTATAGTTTCTTATGTAGGAAATGCTACTAGAGATCAATTAGTATATCACGGTTTAAATGCTGCTCCAAAATGGTTTCTTGTAAAAAGAAGAGATGGTGATAACTGGATTATGTACCATGGTGAATCTTTTGATAGCAACCCACAGCGATATTACTATGAATTTCAGAATCAAGACGCTGTTAAAGGTGCTAATGATGCGTTTATGTGGGATGATATAGTGCCAGATAGTAATAATTTTGGAATTTACAGTGATGGTGCTGTTAATAATAATGGTAGTAATATAATTGCTTGGGTTTGGTCTGAAGTTGCTGGATTTAGTAAATTTGGACATTTTATTGGAAATGGTAATGCTGAAGGAGCGTATGTGCATTGCGGTTTTACACCTAGATTCGTTATGGTAAAAAATAATAATCAAGGTTTTAATACAGTTATTCAAGACACGAAAAGAAGTCCTAATAACGTAGCAGCCAAAAAATTATGTCCAGACTCAACAGCAGCAGAAGCATCTGGTAACGATAAATATGACATATTATCTAATGGATTCAAAATGAGAACGAGTGATGCAGGTACAAATGCAAGTGGTTCACGATATGTGTTTATGGCTTTTGCTAGTAATCCTTTCAAATATGCTAGAGCAAGGTAATATATATTTAAGTAAGTATTAGATTATGGCTTTTAAATTAGATGGAAACCCACTTGCGTATGATGTGGCATTTACCCACAATGATATAAATTACCCTGCGAATTGGTTAAGACTAGCATCACTTGATGAAAAGGAAGCGATAGGCATTACAGAGGTAGCTGACGATCCAGTATATGATTCACGTTTTTATTCAAGTGCTGGAGTTGCTAAAGAAATTAATGATGTAACTGAAACTAAAAACGGAGTTGAAGTTACAACTTTAGGTTTAAAATCTAATTTAAAACTAGAAGAAAAAGAAATTGCTAAAAGTTTATTAAATTTATACGATTGGCAAGTTATAAGAAAAATAGAAAAAGGCACTGAATTAGATTCAAATGTGGCAACATTTAGAGATGCAGTGCGGACAGCTTATACAACACGCAAAACAGAAATTGATAATTGTTCAGATGTTGCAGCGTTAGTTACTTTATATTCAAGCACAGAGCAAAGTGATGGCACATACAAACCAAACATGACACAATATCCAATAGATCCTAACTATCAATGAAAAACTTAATACAAAAACAAATTTTAGAGTGGAAAGAAGAACTTGATAAGCAAATAAAAATTAGAGATAATGCTCAAAAAGTTGTGGCAGAAACTAATAGAACTATTTTGATGATTGAGGGTGGACTACAGGCGAAGGAGGTATTGTTGAAGAAGATCGAGCAAGAATCCCTGCCAACAGGTACAGTGGAGCTAGGCCAAGAATCAAAGCCAAAACCATCAAAGTAATTGGCACACTAGCTTTTAGGAGGATTTCTCTAATCATGTTTCAAAAGATAGCAAATTGTTTGAGTATCATCTCATTTTTAATGGTAGCTTCCATGACTGCCACAGGAGTAATAGGTTACAGGTATGTAACTTCTGAAAATTTCAAGTCTCAAGTTATGAATGAAATTCTTGGAAATGTACAAGGTATGATGCCAAAATTATTAGATCAAGGATTACCTAAAATGACAGGTCCATCTATGCCAATTATTAAATGAATTGTTGGCACTGTAAAACAGAATTAATTTGGGGTGGCGATCACGATATGGATGGCGAAGATTATCCAATAATGTCTGGAGAATATAGTATGGTCACAAATCTTTCTTGCCCTAAATGCCATTCTTTTGTAGAAGTTTACCTTCCTAGAGATGCCTACGATTGATATACCTGATATAAATATTTCTGAGATATATATTCCAGACGTTCCAGAACCTTATAATCCTCATTACTTACAAATAGCAAAACCACTAAATATTGATGTTCCTGGTTGTACTTATCAACATCGTGATATAAAAAATACAGGTAATCATAATTTATTATTGGAAGATTCAAATGGTGTATTTACAACGTGTGATTTTCCGTTTCCTAG